AAATACGTGTCGCCGGAAGTCGTCCCTTCAGGATAAAGTTCCAGCGTTTTCGTTGTAACCGTCGCCATGTCCGTATCAATTTGAGATTGTGCCGTATCGGATTCATCCCAAAAACACTCAGCGCTTCCTGTCCAATTGATGATCCCCGTTTTATACGAACGGGCCGACTGCCCTAAAGCCGTGCTTTCAACGGGTTCCTGGTTTATGTCCAAAGTCCAACTAGACAACTCTGCAACCGCATTGCTATCATATTTTAAGACTCCGTCGACTCCTGTGTGACTTGCCATTTTTTCCCTTTCTTAATTTTGGATTTTGGCTTCTGATCAGGCAGGACTGCAAAACCCCGCTGGATCAATTTTTCTGCGTTTTGAGGCGAAGCACTAACCAGCGCGCCCGCCTCGTATGGCACGCCTTCTATAATCGTATTTTTAGTCAATTCAATTTCCATTTATGCTCCTAATGTTGCGACGTCCGGCGATGCCTCCGAATATCCATATCGGACTTGATACGTCAAGCGATTCGACCCGGTCGGTTTTGATCCCTCGCCGGAAAGCGATATATCAGCGCTTACTGGTGCAGAATCTCCAGCTAGTGAATTAATCGAAACATCACCCGCCATTGCGGCCTGAATCTCTTTTTGAATCCCTGCAAGCGTATCGAGGACCGTTGCACCATCGCCACCTTGGCAATACCCTTCGATTGTTATGTTCAAAGTCGCTTGCACGGACCTTGACCCGGCAGGGTTCAAGGTCTGCATCTCAATTTCTTCCTCAGAATCGTAAACCAAGAGACAAGGAAGTTTCGATTCTTCAACCGGATAAACCCGCCCTTCAAAAACGTTTGATCCGGTTGTGCTTAGTCCGGTCACATCAGAAACGATCCTTTCCCGGATTTGCCGCCTTAAATGGTTTGCCATAATGCTTAATAAAAAATGCGCTTATTTTTTCCTTTGCATTATTGCTCCTCTAATACCAACAACGTGGTCCCTTGATAACCGGAACCAGAATCCGCCTGCACGCCTACGACATGATATGTGTTCGAACTAATAACAATAACGTCACCATGTGCCGCCGCGGAAACGTCGGTTGTCTGGCAAAGTGCGGTCGGTGTATTCGATTCAATGTCTCTTTCTCCCGTATCCAAAGGGATACTATTGAACGGCTTATCAAACAAAACGTTAATCGTTGCCGCTGACTCACCCGCCGCGGTATATGTTGCCGCGACCGCGAAGTCGTCCGTCTTGAAAAAGTCCCCTAGATCGGTTGCCGTTTCAATTGTCACCGTCTCGCTTTCCTTTTCTTAGGCGTTGAATCGGAACCTTGAACACCTACGGCCCGGTTTGTCGCTGGCGCTTCCATATATTCCGCATTTCCTGAACCAACATGCATTTCAGCAATACGTGCTGGAACCGTATGGACGGTTCCAACCTTTGCGACTTCGTTGCTGATGATCGTTTGTTTTAGAATTTTGATGGTTTTATCCATTTTTTCCTCGGTAGATGGGCGGAAAGTTTGCGTATTCCAAACCATTCCGCCCTCTTAAAATTATGCCGTTGTTTTACAGAATGCAGTCGGTAGTCGGACACCTACGTCGACGTCTTGCATTGCATAAAAATTAACGGTTCCAGATTTACCCGCTGTATAAGGATCGGTTAAAATATCGAGTCCCGACCAATACGCGATAATAAGCTGGCGCCATGCACCGAACGTTAATTGACTGCACAACTCAGAAACCATCACCGGATAAGACAATATCCTGAAATCGTCTTCCATGACGAATCGACCGGAGCCGCTATCCTTAGTTTTTGCCATCATATTTCCGGCAACCGTCGAAGGACAGGCCCATGCAAATTCATCGCGTGGTAATGAAAGCGCACGATTCGCCGCAGTTGTACTCCAACAATCAATCACCTCGGCCCAGGTCGGATCGTTTTGATCTGAGCAGGTCTTTGTTGAAATTGAAGAATTATACAACCCGGTCGGCGTGTTTGAGGAACCATCACCGCTTAACGCTTTGTCTTGAATCGCGGCGGCAATCTGCTTCGCCATGTCATCAATAATAAGCGTCTCGACGGTGTAATTGGTTTTTGCTTCTTCTAAAAGTCTGCGCGTCACCTGAGAAAAGGCGCCAACTGTTTTAGGCGTCAACGAAACTTGGTCCAACGTCCCTTGAGACTCGGTGAGATCCGAACCTTCAGCCACCCAATACGCGGTTTGTGATGCAGTCAAACGTGGAATATTGATCGGACCATTCAATCCGCGAAGTTCCGTAATTCCGATATCTGTCAGGAAAAGATAATGACGAAGCCGATCAATGAACGAAACAAGTTGAGTCTCAATCAAATATCCGCCAGTCGCATCAGTCGTATTCCAGTCGCGTTTCATGCGTCCAGATTGGACTAATGCGGCGCCCGATAAAGGTTTTGACATGATAATATCCTCTGGAATCATCAAGCCTTTTCCGGTTCGCTTGGAAACTTTTTGAAATTCTGTGATGACGTCCCTTTCATACGCGGCTTCTGCCTGGGCGGCACGATCATGCGGGTTTGTTTCTGCCCAAAGAATCTTAGCAACCGAAAAACGGTCCAATTCTTTAGGCGTCAAATCCATAATCGTTTTTTCTAAATTCTGACTTTTTAGACCTTCTTTTTCGCGATGATCTAATGCGATCCCACGAAAATCAGCAACCGAAACAACGTCGTCATAAATTGCTTTTTGAACTACGTCATGCGGGATATTGTTTCTTCCTGCGATTTCCCAAATTTCTTTGGATCGTTTACGATCTGCTAAAGCCGCTTCTTTTTGAAGTCGTGCTTTTAGCTCAGGATCTTCAACAATGCTTTTTTGCATCGTCTGTTCTAGTGTGTTTTCCATCGGTTCAATCCTATGATGAGATGGTTTTTGTATTTGATCGCGTCCGATTCCTACGCCTATATCGGCGGCGATGGAGACGCTTGAGATTTCAAGTAACGTCCAATCATCAACCCTGAAAGTCGGCGCTTCCGCCCGATTCTCGGAATCCTCTTGGATAAAATTATTGACGTTGTAACCGATGGACACGTTGGTACGTATCCGGTCCACAACATCCTGAAATGCCTCTTTTGCTAACGCGGAATTTCCAAACCGCGCCGTTGCTCTCAACTTCCGTTGAGATTCGTCAAGGCGTATTGAATCGATAACTCCAATCATTTTTTCAGGATCATGGTCTAATAAAAGCGGACCTGATCCATTCTCAAATCTTGTTAAATCAACTGATCCGGGTGAGTGGTCTAAAACCTCACGGCCTTGCACGCCGTTCCAGTTTCTTGAAACAGGCGATTCGCTGGATACACTCATTTCAATTGTTTTCGTGTTTGTATCTTCAGAATCGATTTTAAAATCTCGATATTCGATTTTCTTTTCTTCCATCAGTCGACCTCTGGTTCAATGGATTGATGCGGTGAGCCGAACGGCTCGAAGGCTAATTTAACGCCATATTGTTGCGCCAATGATTTCGCAGTCTGGTGTTGTGCCATTAAAGACTCTAAATCGGTTCCACGATCGGCGGCTACGTCCTGCAAGGAAACAAACCCATTTTGCAATGCGACTTTTTTTGCGTTTGCATCCTTCAAAGGATCGACCCCCTCGAAGCCCCTTGGGAAAAAGTGCGCGCCCTCACTCCATTTAAAAAACTTCTCTAATGGAAGTTTTAACATGGCTCCTGAATCGCTTCCCGGAGTTGTCAAAACTGAACTCAACCAGCGCTGATAAATCGGATCAATGAATTGGTCAATGAACCATTGTTGCAACGTCCGGTAATATTCACGGCTTTGAAGTGCTTCCTGCCGTAAACTGGAATAAGATGCGCCTGTCATGTTCGATGAAAGATCAGAATATGGAACACCCAAACCGGATGCGATTTGCATGATTACGGTTTCAAGCATCGGTTGAAATTGTGAAGTCGGATGACTGAATTCAAGCGGGTTCATTTCCCAACCTGAAGGGAGTTGTTCAATCGAACCGGGTTCCATGTTTGAAATCGGCGTATAACCGTCAACCGTTCCATCCATTGCAACGTCGTCGCCTGAATTATTCGTAATTGTTGCAACCTTCGCCGCGGCTAATGAACTAGCAACGACTTCGTTTTCCAGATACGTTTGAAGCAGTTTAATGGTCGGCATCGCAGGCGCCATCCAGGGAAGTCCGCGGCTTTGTTCCATGCGCTCGGAATAATAAACATGTATGATGCGCTCGGCGGGTATTCGTTCAAAAGTTCCGCCCAGTGCTTGGATTTCAAACGATTCATAGACCGGATTTTCGCCCATGTTCAGATAGTACGCCAGCGGGCGGCGCGTGCGTTTTTCCTGTTCGATCCCCATACGAATAACATTGCCGCTTCGCAATACTTCGTTCTTTTCAATGTTCAAACGGTCGGCGGTTAAAAGTTCCAATTGAAACCCATGCGGATTACGCCTTCCTTCATGCATATATATAAGCGCTTCACCATCGCGGACCACTGCATCTAAAACCTGGCGTTGAATGTCAAGAAAAGTGTATTGACCTGACGCATCACAGCCTGAATAGTCAGGACCACCACGCCTTCCCCAGTTCAACCATAAACGCTCAATAACATTATTTGCGGCAAGGTCCAGGGACTTATCATCGTTCCGCGCTTTCATCTGAAGTCGAATCCCATAACGTCCCAAAACCTGAGTATTGAGAAGTGAAATATATTTTTTAGCAAGCGGCTCATTTTGGATCAGTTCACGTGATCGTTTACGAATTGTTTTCAGACGGTCTTTGATCTCACCATCGGCGCTTCGATCCGTTCCGGTCTGCCAGTTATAAAGCCGCGAGGTTTCCCCTGCAACATAGCTTCGATTGAAAACCGCCGGATTAACCCGACGTGTTTTCTTTTCTTTCCTCCAGGGCCATTTCATCGTCTGAAATCCGGTAAGATGTTTGCACCTGTTCCGAATCCTAATCGAATCCGTTCTTTTCTCGTTTCCATTGTGACCTGGCGCTTGTAAAAGTCGCGCATCGTAATTAATTCATCCGGTCCCATTTTTGAAAGTGAACGCCCTGCAATCGAATAGCTGGAAACATCACCCTGGACGCGGTTGTAAAGAATATCTTCAATGAGTTCTAAATTCTTCTGTGCATCACTCCGTGGATCAGCAGTCGATACGGCCCAGTTCGCTTTAATCTCAAAAGTTCCATACTCGATCTGTTGACGTTTGTCGGTGTCTGATGATTTTGTTGCAAATAAACTCCATTGATAATCTCCAACCGTCCAGGATGCAGTTGTGGAACCGTCAACTGTTATGTGATATTCAGAGCCGGATTCGGTTGCAGTGGTCGCTATTTGTGCCGCACTCGTCGATGAGGTCGATGATCCGAAAAGCGACGCGTTGAACGTCACCGCATAGCTTGCAATTGGAAAAGCGCTTGTCAGATCACCTCGTTTAAATGCGAAATAATCCCCTGCAATGAAGGGATCAGGCGGCGTTGTAGGCCATTGGCTAGAATCGAAAATGTTACTCATTTAAACCTCTTCGCCCAGGTTGGTTTGGGTTTCATGTATCTCGGTAATGGAGGTGCCTTTTCCGGTTTCCTGACATTTTCCAAACGTTGCTGAATCCGTTCGGTGTTGACATTCAGCATCGCGAATGCGGCAAGGTTCAAGACGGCTAAATCAAGCGCTTCGTTACGTGGGCGCATCTTCACATATTCAATTCGCGGAATTCCTTTTGAATATCTCTTAACGGCCTTTTCTGCGGTCAGTTGATAACACCATTCTTGATCGAAAAAGTCTGGTATATGCCAATATCCGGGGCCGAAATCGACGTTTCGGAGTCGTGCAAAGAGGGTTTCTTTAAGTGTATTGACTCCAATCGGCATGACCGGGACGCGGGCCGAGTTGGATTTTGATGCACGTCCAACGGCAGGACGTCCGGCTCCTCCAACTCCTTTCGATGCATGGACCCGGTGGCCGCCCATTCGCTTAATAAATTGATAAACCCGCTGAGTTTCATAACCTGAATCAACCAACGTTTGAGAAATCTTAACATCCTTACCATTAACCAGACGCCAAGGAGTAGAAATAAAGTCAGCAAGCTCAGTCCAAATAGAATCGTTTGCCGCGTCCCCGTAATAAATTTTATGATCCAAAAACCACATTTCTGATAAGTGTCCATGACCGCATACCAGACATTCGAGCCGATCTTTTTGGACATCGACCGCGCTTGTAATGACAAGCACTCCATCCGGGACTGGATGCGAATAAACTTCGCGTCTTTCGATAATT